ACCATAATCAAATATACCAGAAATATATATTAATCCAATAAATACCATTAGTGTTATAATTAAACAATTATTACAATTACCACCTATTTGTTTAATTTTTTTTCTATTTCTTTTTTTTGTTAAATATCTTTTAGAATATTTATTCATAATATATATATATATATATATTATATTATATTATGGTATTAATTAAAATTAGTTCAAATTTTATTGAAAATATTAAAGTTGAATATAATACTAATACTAGATTTGATTATATAAAAGAAGAAATATTATCAAATATAGAAATATATGATTATAATCAAAAATTGATAGATAATAATAATATAAATATAATCGTGAATTTAGATGACGATGAAATGGATATTAATTCATTAAAATCTAATAAAATTAAAAATTTTGTAATAGATAATGAAATAGAAATTTGTTTATATTTAAAAGAATCTGATAAAATTTCTGATACAACTACAGATAATTATATATTAAAAAAATATTTTCATAAATGGAATGAAAAAGTAAGTCAACCAAAGAGATGTATGATGTATGCATGGGATGAGAGACCACATAAAACAATTCTACCAAAACAACCAAAATGTAAAAAAAAAGGACATGCTCCAATGTCAAGAAGTCATCAACCAATATCGAGAAGTCATCAACCAATGTCGAGAAGTCATCAACCAATATCGAGAAGTCATGCTCCAATATTGGGTGGTCATGCTCCAATATTGAGTGGTCATGCTCAAATTGGGAATAATGTATTTATTGGTCCTAAACATCCAAATGTGTGTAAAAGTAGCTGGAAAAATATAATTGGTAATTTAAATATCTAATAAAATGACAATTGGTGTAATTGAAAAAGTCAGTTATGATACTGTTGAACCGGAACCAGAACCGGAACCAGAACCGGAACCAGAACCGGAACCAGAACCGGAACCAGAACCGGAACCAGAACCGGAACCAAGTATCAATTATAAAGAAGAATATGAACGTTATGCAGAAATGGTAAAAGGTTATAATAAAGAAATAAATAATAATAATAATGGTTGGTCATATGAATCTCAGAATCAATTAGAAATATGTTTATGGAAATTAAGATATAATAGAATAATTAATAATTTTTATTTTTCAGAAATAAAAAAAAAAGAAGGTAAATGGTCATGGAGAATTATATTAATATCAACATTAACATCAGGATTAACTTTAGCTAATAATGTAGAAAAAGAACCAGTTAAATATTATCATTTATCTATAAATATAGCATTAACTGTTTTTTCAATGACAACATCTTTGATAGCAGCTTGGATTAAAAAACAACAATATATTGAAAAAATTAATACTGTTGACAGATATTTTCAAAAACTAAATAAATTATGTGAAGAAGTTGATATAGAATTAATAAAATTGCCTGAAGATAGAATGAAATATAAAGATTTTAAAGATAAAATGTTTCCATCTATAACAGAATATATTATACCCAATCCATCAATTACACCTATAGAATGGAAAAAATGTGTTTATGAAATTACTAGAAATTATCCTGAAATGTTATGGCCAGATAATAATGAAGATACTAAAATGTGGCCATGGTATGGTGAATATGAATATAAAAAAGATGATTTTAATAACATTATAAATAATGAAAATGGATTACCAATTAAAATAAGAAAAAAAACAAATTATCAAGATAATGTATTAAAAACATCTAAGAATGTGTTATGGAGATGTTTTTGTTTAAATAAAACATAATTAATATAAATTTGAAATAATTTATTATATTATTTAATATAATAACAAATTTACTAAATAGTATGATAGATACTTATAATGATGATAATAAAGATAATCATTCAAATTTAAATATATATTTAGAAATATCAAATATAATTTTTGATATAAAAGAAAAAATAACAGATAATGAATATAAACAAATTATGGAAACATTAAATAATAATAATTATAATAAAATAGATGAACATAATATTATATTTAAATTAATTGATTCAATTGATGGTAAAATTATTAATAGTGAATATGATAATCTATTATCAACAGTAAAAAAAATTAAATTATAATTACTTTTATACTTATTACACACTTTATTAAATACTTTATTAAATACTCTATAATTTAATACATATATTTTAAATTATCATAACTATAATCAAACATTACAAGTAGAATAGCAACAGATACAACAATCAAGCTAAATGCTTGAATACCTTCAAGCATATTTTTAACAAATATTTTTTTTCCATAGACTACATTAAACTTATCCATTTTTTCTTGATCATCAGATAAATAATGAATAACACAATTCTTAATTTCATGAAGTTCAATATGTTTAATATATTTTTCACAATCTGAAGTATATTCTTGATATTCCATATTAATTTTTTTAACTTTGTTTTTCATTTCTTCTGAATTCATATTTTGAACCCGTAGATTTTCAGATCTTTTATTCAAAGTTACAATCTGACAAAGAGAATCATTCAGTAGTTTGAGAGGATTTAATTGTTTATCCATTAACTCAGATTTTTCTTCATTTTCGATCTTCATATTTAGATTATCCATTTTTAGAAGATGCATTTTGTTTTCTAGAGAATTATATTTACTCATAGAAACTTTATCATTATCTTCATCATCGGAAGATGAATAATCTATCAATTGTTTTTCTTTATGTGCTCTCACTAGTTCTTTCAAACCCAATTTAGTTGCTTCTTCTGATGCTCTATCCATTTCTTCAACTGTCATTTTCTTTCGAAGAACTGGTTTTTCAACCCACGGGTCCCAAGGTTTAGTATTTTTCTGTAATCCATTTCGAGGTGATGTAACAACAATATTAATTGGTCGTTCAACAAATGATTTAATTTTTTCTAATGCCTTTTCGTATGATAGACCCTTGATTGATTCATCTTGAATATACTGAATTTCTGAACCAGCTGTTACACTGGAACAACTATCAATCAAAAGTTTTTCTAGGGCACCACCGGGAGTGATTTTAGAAATAGTTGGTGTATCCGATGATTTGTCAAGAACAAATCCCAACTTTTTGTCATTAATTGTGAAAGTGTGTAGAGACATTGTTATAGATTTATAAGATAGATATTTTATTGTTTAATAATTTATAAGAGTTTCAAATTTATTAAGGATCAATATTATAATGTTTTTTATACAATTGAATTACTTCTAATTTTGTTATTTTAGGATTAGAATATAAATCAATATGTATTTTTTTCCTAGCTAAAAAAGAAAGAGACGTTCTAAATATAGCATCAATTCTTTCATTTTCTTTAATATCATCTTTTATTTTTTGAATATCATTTATCATATTAATTCTATATAATTTATATTTTAATAAACTATCTATTTTTTTATTCATAATTTTAATTGTAGATTTTTCATTATATAGATCTTTAGATAATGGATCTTTAGATAATGCATATTTTTCTATATATGAATATATTTCATTAATTGGCAATTTAGTATATTCAGATAATTTTTGAATATTTTTATTTATATTAATATTTTCTAACCGTATATCTTCAATTTCTTTCTTGTACTGAAATAATTTTTTTTGATGATAATAATATATTATTTTATTCATATATTATATTATTTTATATTATTTACACCTTTGAACATTTAAAACGCCTACTCTTTATATTTCTTTAATGTCTTTTTACGAGATTTTTTGGGTTTATATGTTTCACTTCTCTGATAGCTTCCTATGAATAATTTATGATATGTTTGTTTTGGTATTTCTTTTATGATACTTTTTACATTTTTCACTAAATCATCATAAGTTATTCCATTCTTTTTATTTAATCTACTTTTCAAGACATTAAAATAACCTTCTATCGCATTTGTGTAATGTTGATAAGGTACTGAAAATAATAAGTTGTTATTTTCATTTATTAAATCCCTTACCGCTTTATTTTTATGAACGGGGGCATTATCCATTATAATTAATTTATCCTTATTATGATTGATAAAATGTTTTAGAAAATCATATAATCTTTTACCCGTGCTTCCTCCTTTTTCATAAATTTCGTGATGCACGACACCTTTACTATTGATTGCGAATATACCTGTATATTTCCTGAAAACTTTGTTATCATGTGTTTTTACAATACATCTTTTTCCGATTGTTTCATAACAATGATTTCTTTTCATAAAAGAGTTTAATGAAGTTTCATCAATACAGATTATATCTTTGATATCATATTGTTTTACAACATCATAAAACTTTTTTAATTCATTTTTAATTGAGATAGGTTTTTTATGACGAGTTTTTGGTTCATGTCTTAACCGTGTTTGTTTGAGAGTAATATTTAAGTCTTTCACTACTCTTCCTAAATGGACTCGTGATATATTGAAATGGGGATATTTAATTTGAATCTTTTTTAATAAATCTTCCATAGTAATCGTTTTATCTTCATTGATTATAGATTTTATAAATTTGATATGCTTATGTTGAACTTTGTAAGCAACATTAACTCTATCCTTTCTTTCTATTGATTGAGAGGTTTTATACTTCTTAACCCACCTCATAAGGCTTCGCGAACTACACTCAAAGATCCGACAAGTTTCACTCGCATTTTTGGATTTAAGATAATATTTAACAGCAGATAGTTTATAGTCGTGTGATTTGTGAGGAGACATTATAATATATCTTATATAAATTTGAAATTAAATTTGATTTTTTAATACTTACAAAAACCAGTAAATAAACCATAACAAAAGATAGATAATATCTTAAACATGGATATCCAAGAACCACAAATTATATCATTTTATGGATTGAAAAAAGAAGTGAAAAAAGAAGAAAAAAATACTCCTATAGATAGTGCAATTGAATGTATAGAAATCCAAAAAAATAAAGAAAATAAGAAATATATTTGGGAAGAAAGTGTTTTTAAAGGTATAGAAAAAATAGCGAAGAATAATGTCGGTTGTATGGGAGAAACATATCTAAAAAGGTTATGTGATATGTCTTCTGTGCTATCTGAAATTGATGGTGTAGTGACTAAACAGGTGGGTGGGGGGGTAGGTGATGGATTCATAAAATCACCAGAAAATACGGTTGAGATTAAAACAGCATATCAAGGGAGTGGGACTTCTAATAATTTTCAACACGAATTAGCTGAGTTTCCATGGAAAGCGAAATATATGTGTTTCATTGATATTTGTGCGGATAATTGTATTTATATCACAGTTTTTGAAAACTGGACTGAAGAATTCTACAAGAAATCCGGATTAAATAATTCTTGTAAATGTGTTCCTTATTTTCCGACAAGGTCAATCTGTTGGAGGAAGGGAGAAGGAAATTTTAAGTTAGATACTACAATTACGATAAATGAAACTAATGTGAAAGAAGGATATACATTAAAAATAACCGAAAATACTACATTTATGGATGTAAAGGATTATATTAATAAAACTATTGCATAATATCTATTAAGGCATCTGTTATTTTAGATACTCTTAAATTATAAGCAGAATTAGTTGAAAGAAATGAAACATTCCCCCAATCTATTTTTTTAGAATTAATTATATTTTCTTCTTTTTTGTCATAAAATACAACACCGTACCCCCTTTTTTTTGGCAATTCTTCAAAAGTATTATATATCTTCATATTTTCAATACCAAAACAAGTTGATGGTATGT